GTCAAACTCTCGCAACCGCGAAATGAGGTAGGGGGGTATAGGACCATGGCGGGCCGCAAGCCAAAGCCAACCCACATGAAGCTCTTGGAGGGCAACCCGGGTAAGCGGGCGATCAACAAAGCGGAACCGAAACCGCAGGCGAAGATCCCGTCCTGCCCGCGCCATCTCAGCAAAGAGGCTCGCAAGGAATGGCGGCGGATCTCGAAGGAACTCCTCCAACTTGGCCTGTTGACGACCGTCGACCGGGCAGCGCTGGCGGCCTACTGCCAGGCTTGGGCGCACTGGGTGGAGGCTGTGGAGGCGATGGCTGAGGTTGACTTCACGATGGTGGCTACCACCGACAAAGGTTACCAGCACGTAAGCCCATGGTTCGGCGTGGCCAACATTGCGCTCAAGCAAATGAGAGCATTTCTGACAGAGTTTGGGTTGACACCTGCCAGCCGTAGCCGGGTGACCGTAGCCAAGCCAGAAGAAAAGGATCCGTATAGCGAGTTCCTCGGCAGACGGAAGGCAGCGGCAAGCGGCTGATGGATGCGTCCGTTGTCGTCCAGCAGTACATTGACGATGTTGTTACCGGCCATAAGCCCGCTTGCAAGTGGGTCAGGCTGGCCGTTGAGCGCCACGTGAGGGATCTGGAGACAGGCCACGAGCGAGGCCTTCGCTTCGACTCTGAATCTGGCGCCCACATCATTGAGTTCTTTGGGTTCTTGAAACACTCCAAAGGTGAATGGGCTGGCCAGACGATCACACTTGAGCCGTGGCAGCAGTTTCTACTCTGGGTCCTGTTCGGGTGGATGCACACCGCCCCAGAGACTGGCATAGAGTCCCGGCGCTTCCGCACTGCCTACATCGAAGTGGCCCGTAAGAACGGCAAAAGTACTTTAGCATCTGGAATAGGGATCTACCTCCTCGACGCCGATGGGGAGGCAGGCGCCGAAGTTTATTCGGCGGCCACCAAACGAGACCAGGCGCGCATCACCCACGCTGAAGCAACGCGGATGGTGAAGTCCTCGCCCTTTCTGCGCAGGCGGCTGCGAGTGGTGAAGGACAACATCCACATCGTGGACACGGCCAGCAAGTTCGAGCCCCTGGGCCGTGACACGGATAGCATGGATGGCCTGAACGTTCATGGGGCCATTATCGACGAGGTTCATGCGCACAAGAATCGGGAAACCTGGGACCTGTTGGCCACGGCGATGGGCAGCCGCCAGCAGCCCATGCAGATTGGCATCACGACAGCCGGCTATGACCGCCACTCACTCTGTTACGAACTGCACGAGTACGGCGAGAAGGTGCTGCAACAGGTCGTCGAGGATGACACATTCTTCGCCATCATTTTCACGATTGATGAGGAAGACGACTGGGAGGATGAGGCTTGCTGGGTCAAGGCCAACCCGAATTTAGGGGTGAGCAAGAAGTTGTCCTACATGCGCAAGCAGGCGAGGGAGGCGAAGGAGATCCCCAGCTCGCAGAATTCCTTCCTCCGTCGAGATCTCAACGTCTGGACGCAGGCAGTTACCAAGTGGATGAGCGCTGACAAATGGCGAGCCTGTGGGCAGGCAGTGGATGGAGAGGGGTTGCGCGGGCGCATCTGTTACGGCGGCCTGGACCTCGCCAGCACAACCGATATTGCGGCCCACGTGCTGATCTTTCCGCCTGCATCCAAGGGCGATCCGTTTCAGGCTTTGTGTCGCTTTTATGTGCCGGAAGAGAGCATGAAGCTGCGCAGTAAGCGGGATCGAGTGCCCTATGAGGCATGGGTGCGGCAGGGTTATATCAAGGCGACGCCAGGCGATGTGATCGACTATGACTTTATCCTGGCCGACATCGAGGAAGACGCCGAGCGCTACGACCTCCGAGAGATCGCTTACGACCGCTGGGGCGCCACCCAGATGTCGCAGGACCTCAGGGAGCGAGGCTTTGAGGTTGTCGAGTTCGGGCAGGGGTTCGCATCGATGTCGCCGGCGATGAAAGCACTCGAACGCCTGGTGCTCGCCGGCGAGTTGGCGCACGGAGGTAATCCGGTGCTCACATGGATGGCAGACAACCTGGTAGCCAGACAGGATCCGGCCGGCAATATCAAGCCGGACAAAGAGCGGTCAACAGAGAAGATCGACGGTATGGTGGCGCTAATCATGGGCCTCGACCGGGCAATTCGCAACGGGGGCAAGCCGAGAGAGAGCGTGTATGAGACGCGGGGGATTCGCACACTGTGATCGCAAAGCGGGGGCCAGGCCCCATCGGGCTGGAAGATGTCCTGGCGTTGGTGGGGCTGATATTGCTGTCCGCCGCGGTCTATCAGGCGGGTGGGGCTGTGGTTCTGCTACTGTTCTGGGGCGTCGTTATGTTGTGCGTAGCCGCTGCCGTAGCCTGGAAAAAAGCGCAGCGAGGGCGCTGACATGGGATTCCTGACAGAACTGTTCGCCACACGCCAACATCCCAGCGGCCACGGCCAGTGGGAACGATGGTTTAGCCTGGGCAATCGCACCTATGCAGGCGTCGATGTGACCGAGGAGTCCGCCCTGACGCTCAGCGCCTATTTCGCCTGCATCCGGGTGATCTCGGAGAGCGTGGCTATGCTGCCGCTGTTGACCTACCGCTATCTGCCCAACGGTGGCAGAGAACGTGCGTCGGACCATCCTGTGTACTGGCTGCTGAAAGAGCAGCCCAACCCGGAGATGAGTGCCTTCGAGTTCCGGGAGACCATCACCGCTCACTGTGCAGGGTGGGGCAACGGCTACGCTGAAATCGAGTGGAGCAAGATAGGGCGACCTATTGCGCTTTGGCCGCTTCATCCCGGTCGGATGCAGGTAAAACGTGTGAATAGAGAACTGCGTTACCTCTACACGGACCCCGATGGTAGAACCGCCAACCTGCCGGCCTGGCGCGTGCATCACTTTCGGGGCCCCAGCAACAATGGCGTCGTCGGCTACAGCATGGCGCGCAAGGCGGCTCAATCCATCGGCCTGGCGTTGGCCACCGAGGAATATGGTTCTCGGTTTTTCGGCAACGGCGCCCGGCCTGGCGTGGTGCTCAAACACCCAGGTTTGCTCAGCGATGAAGCCTACAGCCGATTGAAGAATTCCTATGAGGCGGACCACCAGGGATTAAGCAACGCGCACCGGATCAAAATTCTAGAGGAGGGGATGGACCTGGAAACCATCGGCATCCCGCCAGAAGAAGCGCAGTTCCTGGAAACCAGGAAATTTCAGGTGGCGGAGGTGGCGCGCTGGTTTCGCATTCCGGCCCACATGATAAACGATCTGGAAAAGGCGACCTTCTCAAACATAGAAGAGCAAGGGTTGGAGTTTGTCATCTACACCTTGACACCGTGGCTTGTCCGCTCGGAGCAGGCGCTCATGCGGGACCTGATGACCCGTGAGGAGCGCCAACGCTTCTTTATTCGCTACCTGGCCTCTGGTCTGCTGCGGGGCAACAGTGATGCCCGCTCGAAGTTCTACGCGACAGCCATCCAAAACGGCTGGATGTCGCCGAATGAAGTGCGCATCCTGGAGGACCTCAACCCTTATGCGGGCGGCGATGTCTATCTGCTGCCGCTCAATATGACGCCAGCAGATGAGGCAGGCAGCGGGCAGCAGAGTGGCGTCAGGGCGCTTGTAGAGGGCCACACAGGGCAGCAAAGTTGTCGCTGTGCAGCCTGCCAAGAAAGACGGGCAGACGACGAAGAAGCGGGCGACCAGGCCGAAGGCGAGAGCGAAGAGACGGCCAAGATCCGACGTTCCAAGCAGAAGCTGGCCAGGGACTTCGTGCCGGTCTTCGAGGACGTAGCCGGGCGGGTGGTGCGTCGCGAGGTCAACGACATCAGGCGGGCCATCAACAAGCACCTGCGCCGGCGCAGCCTGGCTGACTTCCTGGAATGGCTGGAGACCTTCTACGCTGACTTTGCCGCCGTGGTGCGGGATGCGTTCAAGGCGACCCTGCTCACCTATGCTGGGCCGGTGACCACGGCAGTGGCCGACGAGCTGGGCAAAAACGACCCAGGCGTCACCGACGAATTGAAGGCGTTCATCGACGAGTATCTAGAAGCCCTGGCCACGGGCTGGGTTGCCTCCAGCCGCAACCAGATCGATGCGCTGATCACCGACGCTGAGGCCGATGGCGCCGATGGCGCCGACATCGCCGACGCCATCGAGGAGCGGCTCGACGGCTGGGAAGAGAGTCAGCCGGGCAAGGTGAGTCTGCGACAGGCGTTTGAAGCAGGCAACGCGCTGGCCGTGGCAATGTACGGTTATTTCAGCGTGCAGTACCTGATGTGGGCAGCCAGCGGGAAGAGTTGCCCTTTCTGCCAACGGTTGAACGGTAAGATCGTTGGCATCGAGAAATACTTCGTGGGCAAGGGAGAGTTTGTTAACGGCGGGCCGGATGATGCGCCCCTGCTGGTGCGCAGAAACACTCGGCATGGACCTTTACACAAATCTTGCGACTGTGTAGTCGTCGCTGCTTAGTTGCTTGTTTTTGATAAGTTTTTCTATCTGCATGATGCTGATTGCACAACGTTACGCCATTAGCCAAGGCAAAACAGTGAGGGAATCATGGAACTAGAGCGGCGTTTCTGCGCACAACATGGGTTGCGGCTGGACCGGCGAGCGGAAGACAAACTGCCGATGATCGCCGGCTATGCGGCGGTCTTCAATACGCTCAGCGTGGATCTGTGGGGTTTCCGTGAAAAGATTGCGCCAGGCGCCTTTGCCGGTAGCCTGAACGATGATGTACGGGCGCTGTGGAACCACGAGACGGGCATCGTGCTGGGACGCACCAAAAGCGGCACGCTACGCCTGGCTGAAGATGACACGGGCCTGGCGATTGAGATCGACCCGCCCGCGAGCGCCGGCAATTACATCGAGACCATTAAGCGGGGCGATGTGGATCAGATGAGTTTCGCCTTCCGCACGCTGGAACAGGCCTGGGACGAAGACGACGACGGCGTGCTGATCCGCACACTGCTCAAGGTCAAGCTCTATGAGGTCTCACCGGTCACGTTCCCGGCCTATCCGGCCACGAACGTGGGCGTGCGTAGCGGGCGGGTGGATCAGGTCTATGGCGTGATTCCTGAGATTCCGGCTGAGTTTCGACGGGCGTCAAACTCAGCATCACATACAGCGGCTGATCTGGCGCGGGCGCGCTATGAGCAGCGGCACCGGAAATTGCAATTACTCGGATAGGAGTACATAACGATGAGCAGCAAGACACAAATGATTGAGATGCGCCAGAAGCGGGCCAAATTGCTCCACGATGCGCGCGAACTCAACGACAAAGTGCAGGCCGAGAACCGCGACTTCACGGCAGAAGAGCAGCAGAACTGGGATCGGATGTTCGACGAGGCAGACAAACTCCGCCAGCGCATCGAGCGCGAGGAGCGGCTGGAAAGCGTCGAGGCTGAGTTGAACAGCAGCGACGGCGCCGAACGCCGACCAGATCCCGAGGGGCGCAACGGTGGCGAGCGGATCGAGTTCCGCAGCCGCAGTATGCGCGGCGTGGAGCAGATCAACCCGGGCTGGCGTGATCTGCCCGAATGGCGGCGTCTGATGCGCACTGCTGAGAGCAGCTACACCGCGGGCTTCCGTGCTTTCCTGCGTGGCCAACCGGCCTCTGCTGAAGTGCGCAATCTGCAAGCTGACCTTGACACACAGGGTGGCTATTTGATGGCGCCGATCCAGATGGTGGACCAGCTGATCAAGGCCGTGGACGATGCAGTCTACATCCGCCAGTGGGCTACTGTCTTCGCCGTTCCCAACGCTGACAGCCTGGGCGTGCCCACGCTGGAGAGTGACCCGGCGGACGCCGACTGGACTACGGAGCTGGCCACGGGCAACGAAGACGACCAGATGAGCTTCGGCAAGCGCCAACTGCATCCGCACCCGCTGGCCAAACGCATCCGCATCAGCCGCAAGCTGATCGCAAAAGTGCCCAATTCTGAAGGCATCGTGATCGAGCGACTGGGTTACAAGTTTGGCATCACGCAGGAGAAAGCATTTCTTACCGGCAACGGTGCGCAACAGCCGCTAGGGGTCTTTGTGGCATCGGTCGATGGTATTCCCACCGCCCGCGACGAGGCGACCGATAACACTGCAACGGCTGTCACCTTCGACGGCCTGATCAACGCCAAATACAAGCTCAAGAGCCAGTATTGGCCGCGGGCGCGATGGCTCGCCCACCGCGACTTCTACAAGATGGTGGTCAAGCTGGTGGATGGCAACGGCCAGTACATCTGGCGTGAGTCGACGCGCACGGGCGAACCCGACATGCTCCTGGGACTGCCGACCTACATGAGCGAGTATGCGCCCAACACATTCACGGCCAGTCAGTATGTTGCGATCCTGGGCGATTTCAGCAACTACTGGATTGCCGATTCTATGGCCATGGAGATGCAGCGGCTGGTGGAGCTCTATGCCGAGACTAACCAGATCGGTCTGATCGGACGCCTGGAGAGCGACGGCCAGCCGACACTGGCCGAAGCCTTCGTCCGCGTGAAATTGGGGAGCTGATAGGGAGCACGCAGGCGGCGACAATCCGTCCACCTAATCCAGGAGACAAACAATGAACCTGAGCAAGAACTCGAAGTTGATCAAGGTCAAGGCCGGCCAAACCACTGGCACGGACCCGGTCGAGAGCGACGTTGTGGACATGAGCGGATTTGAGGGCGTGCTGTTCTTTGGGTCGATTGCCACTGCTAACGCCGGCAATTTCGGCAAAGCGCAGCAGGGTCAACTGGCCAATGGCTCGGATATGGCTGACCTGGCCGGCACGAAGGTTGTGCCGGGCACAAACGGCCACTCCTTTCTCATCGATGTTTATCGACCACGAGAACGGTATGTGCGCTGCGTGGTTGTCCGGGCCGGGGCGACGACGGTGACGGGCGACATCTATGCACTGCTCTACGGCGCGGCGAAGATGCCCACCGAACAGGGCGCCACCATCGCTGCGGAGATCCACGCCAGCCCGGCTGAAGGCACTGCGTAACCGTAGTGCGGAGTACAGGATGTGGAATAGGTGGAGCAGGGAGGTTTGTCATGCGTTCGTTGAAAACGTTCATCATCGTTGCCGCTGCGGTTGTGCTGGTGGCGATGTTGCTGAGTGTGTTGGCGCCTATACCGGCAGCGGTCGAGGCGCAGAACGTGCCGTGCTTCCGTCCGATAGGCGGGGCTAAATTCGTGTGCGCTGACGGCGGCGCCTTTGAAGCGCGTGAGGGGGCGCTGATCGACGTGCAGTATGGCGCCTCCGCCCTGTTCGGGGGTTCGCTCGAATTCGCCGTGGCCACGCCGATTGCAGTGACCTCTGGCGGGGCAATCGACCCAGACGGCGCCGTTTATGTGACGTTGACCAGCGCCGGCAATGTGGGTACGTCCAATGTGGTGACCACCACGGCGCGGCGCTTGCTGATTCTGCACAACACTGGGTCTAACACCATCACGCTGACGGATACGGGGCAATTACTGTTGGGCGGCAATGCGGTTTTGGGGCCACAGGACACGCTCACCCTGATCAGCAGCGGCGGCGCTACGTCCAAGTGGGTGCAGTTGTCGAAGGCGGATAACTGATGAAGGCGATCCTCATGATCACCCTGGCGGCGGGTCCGCAAGGCGTGCTGCAACCAGGCAATTTGTACCAGGTGGACGACACGTTGGCTGACGGACTGTTCGCCGGCCGCTATGCAGTGCTGGCGCCCATAGGGTCTTCCGTTGAGGTGGCAGCCGTGGAGCCGCCTGAGCGGGCTGTAGTGCAGCGTCCACAGCGCAGCAAAAGGATAGTCCGATGAGACCAGAGGTGACCTCGCTTCTGATTACACCGCCAGCGGTGGAGCCGGTCTCGCTGGACGAGGCCAAGTTGCATCTGCGCGTCGATGGTCAAGAGGAGGATGACCTCATCACCGGCTACCTGACAGCAGCGCGGGAGGTCTGTGAGGATGAGAGCCGGCGTGCGTTCATCACACAGACCAGAGAGGCAGTGCTGGACTGTTGGCCGGCTGCTCCCTGGATCGCACTGCCCAGATCGCCATTGCAGAGCGTCGTCAGCATCAAATACACCGATAGCCAGGGAGTGGAGCACACATGGCCCAGCAGCGAATACATCGTCGATACAGCAAGCTCGCCGGGCCGCGTGCGGCTGGCCTACGGCAAATGGTGGCCCTGGGCGACCTTGCAGCCTGGTACCGCCATCCGAGTGCGCTACGTGGCCGGCTACGGCGATGACGCCGCGGACGTGCCCCAGAAATATCGACAGGCGATCAAGCTCCTGGTGGGACACTACTATGAGAACCGCGAAGCGGTGACCGCCCAGGTGCGCTTCAACCTGGCGCCGATTCCCCTGGGTGTGCGGTCGCTGCTCATGGTCGACCGGGCATCGTGGTGAGGTGAGCGATGCAGGCCGGTCTACTGCGTAAGCGTATCACGTTCCAGCAGCGGAATATCACCCGCGGCAGCAACGGTGAACAGATGATCACCTGGACGGACATAGGCACAGTCTGGGCGGATGTGCGGTCACCGGTAGTCGCTCAGACAACGGAGCGCGACGAAGGGCGAGCGAACCAGGTGCAGGCGACCATTATGTATGACATCGACATCCGCTACCGCACAGGGCTGGACCCAGTCATGAGGGTGGTCTATGAGGGCCAGGATCTGGACATCCATTCGATCATGGATCCGGACGGGCGCCGGCAGAAATTACGCTTGCGTTGCGTGGCCGTGGCGGACCCGGAGCCAGATGACCTATGACCATTAGCATGTCCATCAACGGTGGTGACAAGATCGCCGCCCAGCTCAAAGAGATGGAACGGGCCATGCGCAATGAGAGCCTGCGCACTGCCCTGATGGAAGGGGCAAAGATCGTGCTGCCGGAAGCCAGACGCCGGGCCCCGCGGCGTAGTGGGCGGCTGGCTGGTTCGATTCAGGTCAAGGAGAATCGGGCCGCGTCGGTGTCGGTGTTCTCGTCTGAGATTTATGGCCCGGTCATCGAGTTCGGCTGGCCGCGGCGGAATATCCCGCCGCGGCCATTCATGCGTCCCGCACTCTATGAGAACTATGAGCAGGTTCACCGGGCAATCGAGCGCAAATTGCAAGAGCTAATGGGCCTGAAATGACGAGTCTAGCAGACAGCCTCTATGGGTATCTGGTCGCCTGGCCAGCACTGAATACGCTGGTGGGGAAGAGCATCTATCCAACCCGGATGCCCCAGGCGCCCAAACTGCCTGCCATCGTCTTCCACCAGATCGCCCGGCGCCCGGTGCATATCAAGACGGGCGTCGTCCATCCTCTGGTGGCGGCCCTGGTGCAGTTTGACGTGCTGGCGACCACCTACAAAGAGATCGAGGAGGTGGCTGCCGAACTCAAGCGGGCGCTCTACCGGTATGAAGACACCGGCCCGCACATCTATGAGGTGATGATCGAAGGCGAGCGAGATGGAGACGAGATCGACCTGCGCCAGTTCCATCGCAGCATCGATTGTTCGATCTGGTTATCTGAGGAGTGACTATGAGCAAGCAGTATCGGGTGTTGCGCCGGCTGGGCAGCCGCACAGGAAGCAAACAGTGGAATCCGGGTGACGTTATCCACCTGAGCGATGCACAGGCGGATGTTCACCTGCGCCGCGGCAATGTCGAGGCGTTGCCAGAGCAGACTGCCGACCTGTTGCCGGTGCAGCGAGTCAAACGACAACGTCGTAAAGTGGGCACTGCGGGAGAGTTGACGCCGCCGTCCGCTGCGACGGTCGCATCTGAGAGCGAGGAAGACAATGGCACAACTGACAGTGGTTGAACCCAACAAGTTTGGCATCCCCTTCGTGATGGAGGCCGCCGATGAGGATGGCGGCAGCTTTCGTAATGATGGGCGGACCATCCTGATCGTGACCAACGCCGACAGCGAAGCAACACGAACGCTAACCTTCACCCCGACGGCAACGCCGAAAGGTCTGACCATCGAGCCTATCGATGTCGAGATCGCCGAAGAAGAGACGGTCCTCATCGGACCATTCCGGCCACGCTATTTCAACAATGGCGATGGCGAAGTCACGTGGGAATATGACGACGAGACCGATCTCACCATCGGTGCAATTCGAGTGAGGTAACGACCATGGCACAAACACAAAATGCCCTTGCTAAGAGCCGTTTCATGCTGGAAGTGAGCATCAACGGCAGTGACTGGTTCGACATCCGTGGAACCGCCACGAAGGTCACGCCCAGCGGCGGTGATCAACTCACCGGCAGCCAGCAGACCGCAGACGGCGATGCGCCTGTAGTCACGCACGCCAACAAGACAGAGCCACAACAGTGGAAATGTGACATCGTCTATACGGAGGTACAGGCCGAGGCGTTCATGATCGTCCGCGAACGATACGAGGGCGACGATAAAGCGATCTACGCTCGCTACTCACCAGGCGGGGGCAATACGGGCGACCTGCGCTACTTCACGGCAGACTCAAGCGGTGAGTTGTTCATGGCCCCCATCGTCAACTGCATGGCGCCGGAAGGAGACGCCTCCAGCGGCGACCCGCTCCTGGCTAGCTTCACGCTCATCTTTCCCAAGAGCGTGAGCGAAGTGATCGCAGAAGAGGAGCCCTAAACCATGGCGACACTCACAATTACAACTCCGTCTATCGCAGGGGTGCTCGTGGGAAACGTTGCCGCCGCGGGTGGCGGCGATAAATTCCGCAACGACGGTCGCACGCTGCTCTATGTGCGTAACGCTGGCGGTGGCTCGATCAACGTCACGGTCGATGCCCAGTCCATCGACGGGATGCCCTTTGAGGACCCTGTGGTGGCCGTCGCTGCCGGCGCTCACAAACTGATCGGACCCTTTCCACCCAAGTATTTCAACGACAGTGGCGGCTTCGTCAACATCTCCTATAGCGGGGTGACAAGCGTGACAGTAGCCGCCATCCAGTTGTTGTAGGAGAGTGCATGAGCACAAAGCGATCCATTGTACGCAAGGCGCAGCATGTGAACGGGGCCACGCCAGCCAACGGCGCTCAGCCGGCAGCGATCATCAAACTGGTCGAGCATGAGGCCCTGGTCTTCGAGATCGACCCGAACGATCTCACCTGGGAAGATATGGAAGAACTCATGGACCTCTATGAGCGGCAGGAGAAGGGTGAACTGTCGGCAAGAGAGGGTGACGCCGCGGTCATTGCTCTCCTGACTCGCATCACGGGCGAAGATATTCGCAAACTGCCGGCCAGGGTTGTGAGATCGTTGCTCGAGCAGTTTGGCGTGGTCGTGGGCATGGAAGCACAAAACGCAAAAAACTGAGACTGGCGCTCTACAACCACCTGTGGGGTGGAGCGCCAGCTCCGCGGGAATATGCCAACATGCGCTTCTACCGTGAGTTTGGTTGGACCCCTGAGGAGCTGCGCCGTCAGCGCGCCAGTGACGTGATGTTCATCCTCAACGCTTGGGGTGTAGAGGCAAAGATACGAGAAGCGAGAGGAAAGAACCGTGGCAAGTAGGTTAGAGATCATCATCTCTGCCATCAATAAAGCCAGCGGACCTATCGGCGAAGTCGGCAAAAGCCTCGACACCCTGGACGACAAGGCCAGGAAGGCGAAGGGGGCGCTCGGTCCGATCAACGACCTGATCGGCCTGGGTCTCAAGACCGCCGTAGGGATCGGCGTTGGCGCGCTTGGCGCGCTGGGCGTGGGTCTTACCAAATCCATCGGGCTGGCCATGGACATGGAGCAGGGCGTCGCCAACATCGCCAGCATCATGGGCCTCACACGTGACGAAGTTCAGCCCCTTAAAGACCTTATCACTCAACTCGGCCTTGATCCCAACCTGGTCGTGACGGCCACCGAAGCGGCATCGGCTATCGAGATGCTCGCCAAGAACGGCCTGCCGCTTGAAGACATCCTGGGCGGCGCGGCGCGTGCATCGATCCTCCTGAGCAATGCCACCGGCGCCGACTTTGCCACCAGCGCGGACGTAGCCACCGACGCCATGGCGCTCTTCGGCATGACCGCTGACCAAATGGAGAGAGCGGTCGCCGGCATTGTGGCGGTCACACAGCAATCGAAGTTTGGCGTTGAAGAGTACAAATATGCCCTGGCTAACGCCGCGCCCGTGCTCAGCCGGTTGGGGATCACGTTCGACGAATTCAACGCAGCCATCACGATGAGTGCTTCATCGTTTGCCAGCGGGATGACCGCTGGCACGAGCTGGCGCTATGTGATCCAAAACCTTATCCCTAACACCGACAAGGCAGCCGGCGCCATGAAAGAGTTGGGGTTGATCACTGAGGATGGCACCAACAAATTTTTTGACCAGTCTGGCAAGCTGAAGAGCCTGGATCAAATCATATTGCTCTTGCAGGAATCTTTTGGCGGTCTCACCGCTGAGCAGCAGCAATCCTATGCTCGTGTCATCTTCGGCCAGGAGGCGCTTGGGGCCCTGGGCGCTGCGCTAGACATGAATGTCGATAAACTGCGTGAGACCATCGCCACCCAATCCGATGTAAATAAACTCAACGAGAGCGCCGCCACCCGCACCGACACGCTCAAAGGGGCCCTGGGCATCCTCGGTGGCCAGTTTGAGGCGGTGGGCCAGATGGTGGGAGACAAATTCCTTCCCCATATTACCGATCTGACCCGTAAAGTCATCAACTATATGGATCGCGCTGGGCCGCAGATCGTGGAGTGGGCCGGGTTCTTCGCCGATGAGCTCGGCAAACTGAGCGACCGCTATATGCCGGTCATCCTGGCGCAGTTAGATGACTGGCTGGAGCGTGGCCCGGAACTGGCCGACACGATTGCTTCCGGCGCCAAACAGGTCTGGGAATTCATGAAACAGGTCAGGGACATAGCCACACCTATTCTTAACTTCATCTCAAACACAACCAGTCTGAAGGGCATCCTGACCGCGCTGGGCGTCGTCATGGTCATCAATGCACTGGCGTCGGTTGTCTCGCTGGTCGCAGGCATCTGGAGCGCAGTGACGGCTGTTGGTGCTTTCCTGGTTGCCTTATCACCGGTGACGCTGGTGGTTGGTGCGATTGCGCTTGCCATCTATGGCCTGTACGTTGCCTGGCAGAACAACTTCCTCGGCATTCGGGACATCACCGCAGCCGTCTGGGAAAAGCTCAAGGAGTGGTTCGGGCACATCGTCAAATGGTTTTCTGATTTCCCTGCGACTTTAACGGCGTTCGGCCGATCTCTGTGGGAAAAAGCACAGTGGGTGATCGGACAGCTCGGCGCCGGGCTCGAGATGGCGAAGGGCTTGGCGAGGGCCGGATGGGATGCGGTGGTCAACTGGCTGAGCCGGGGCCGGGATGAGCGCAGCGGGCCTTGGGGGCAATCGCTATGGGAATTCGGAAAGAACTCAATCAACAAAATCAGGGAGGGATTTGAAAATGCGAGGGACGGCGTAAAGACATCGCTGCAACAGGCGTTCGACTGGATCGACCGCGGACGGCAGGAGAAGCTACCCCCATTCCAGCAAAATCTATTCAATTTTGGGCGCGATACAGTGAACAAAATCCGAGAGGGATTTGAGAACGCAAGGGATGGCGCAAAGACATCACTGCAACAGGCGTTCGACTGGATCGACCGCGGACGGCAGGAGAAGCTACCCCCATTCCAGCAAGCTCTATTTGATGGCGGTAAGAATGTGCTTGGCAAATTGGGCGAAGGGTTTAACTCTGCCAAGGAGGCGGCTAAGAGCGCGCTTGGCACGACCCTAAACGATGTGAAAGAACACGGCTGGGGCTATGCTACTGGCGCAATGGCGGGGCGCTTTGTGCAGGGGGCAGCGGATGCTCTACGCGGATTTGGCAAGGGCTTCAGCGACAATACACCCGGCCTGCAAGCGACGTTCGGTAACGCCATTGGAGCAATCTCTACTACGTTTAACGATTTGATGGATGACCGGCCCGGTGGCTTCTTTCGACATGCGACTGGCCGCGCCAGAGACTTAATGACGGGGATTGGTAACGCTCTTAGGGCCGTCGATCTATGGGGCATCCTCGATGCTGCGTTTCGCCCCATTATCAATGTTTTCGATTCGGTGCTTGATGAGATGGGGCCTCATGCCTGGTCGCGAGTGATTGACCTGGGCGGCGGAATCGTCCGTGGATTAGCGCGGGGAATCAGGGATACTTTCCGGGAACTGCGAGATGCACTCGAGTGGATCGTCAACATTGCGCCTCAATGGGTGAAGGATCGGCTAGGTATTCGTAGCCCGTCAAAAGTTTTTGCGGAGATTGGCAAATGGATCCCCCCCGGGTTGGCAGAAGGCATTTCGGACACCACTCATGTGTTGAGCGAAGCCATGGACGATGTGATGGCTAGTATGGTTGGCAGTGTGACCGGCGATACAAACATCAATAATAGTCGCAACAACACGTACAATGTCTCACTGCCCACCCCCAGCGGGGAACGCACCGATCAGCAGGCCGTGAATCTCGTTAGTTTACTGACATCAGTCTATTCGTGAGGAACAATGCCATCATTCCCAGGGCCATTATCGAATCTAGAGTTAATTACCGAGGATGGGATAGTTCATCCCATCATGGGTACGCCGCTCCGATTTGTCCATTTGGATGGTGTAGGGTTGGCGCCTGTACGTCGCATTCTCGAAAAGGCGCCGCTTCAGCATGGGGCAACAGACCGGGGATTCCGGCTAGATCCCCGGAAGTTAACCTTGCTTCTCTACATAGAGGGTATAGACGAGCAACACGCCGATAGACTGAGGGATCAGATAGCCTATCTGTTTGGCCCGACCGATGCACCGTTGACATTGCGCGCAACGCGCGATGATGGCGAGGTGCGCCAGATCGATTGCCATGTGGATGGAGAAGTGGACTTTGCTATGTCGCAACGGGTTGGGAGAGGACAACGGGTGGTGATACCGTTGGTGGCGGCCGATCCAACGTGGTACGAGACGGAACAACAGGTGGCGAACCATGCGATCACCAATGGCACTACGCACTTAGACATAACAGCAACAGGTGCAACATGGGAAGACTGGCCGGTCATCGATATTACTGGGCCACTCAATACAAGTTTTGGGTTGCGCCACGAAAACGCTGATTCGTGGATATTTTTCTCAGAAGCCATTCCCGCCGGTCAAACGTTTCGTTTGGATTTTCGACCGGGCTACAAAACGGTCAAGCGGGTATCTGATGGGGCAAACCGGATCAGTTATGTTTCGCCGGAATACCTGTTAGGATTCTCTGAATTCAAAATCATGCACCCCAAACAGGCAGCAGCCAATGCACCGTCATTGAATGGCGCAAATCGTTTGACGTTTCAGGCAACCGGTACATCTGGCGCATCCTCCGCAACAATTCGTTGGTATCGACGGTTCCTCTCATTATGAACAGACTCAGACGAGAAACGCTCTATCAGGTTAGACTGCTGGATGAAAACAACCACGTGTTTGCCGTCTATGATGATCTTGTGTCTGTGCAATACAAGAAACGTGTCAACCATATCGGGATGGCTATTCTAACTGTGCCTGAGAATCATGACATCCTCAATCACCTGGTTCGTGATCTGCTGATTGAAATCTGGCTGTTGCCTCCGTTTGGTGGAAAACCTTGGGGCAGGGATTTCATGGGCGTCTTCCGAGATCGCCAGATCAGCACAGACCCCAACGGAAACATCTATCATCTGCTGTACATTCCCGACACAATTGAAATACTGAGCCGGTATGTGGTGGCCTGGCCCTCGAATTCGGGCGGGAAAAATAAATGGACCGGGCAGCGTTTGTCAGTGATAGCTAATGATGTTGTGCGGTGGAATTGCACTGCCGACGCTACAATCGCAGAGGGGCGCGTGAGGGATGCGACGGTCATTCACGGATTAGAGGACGCCGGCGCAATCGCAGGAACAGATGTGGTTGATTATTCAGTTTCGCCAGGTCGCAATGTGCTCGATTTTTTACAGGAGATTGCCCCCATCTGCGGATTCGATTTTGAGGTAGATCGCAACCCGAGCTTTCCGACCGATCTGTACGTTGCTCAGTATGAAGGGCAGCTTGGGGAGGATCGCAGCGCCGATGTGATCTTCGATCTGTCGCTGGACAATATCTCATCCACCAGTCTGGAATTCGATGGATTGCGAGAAAAAACTATCGCCATCGTAGGCGGCATGGGCGAAGGTGTAGATCGTACATTCGTTGTCCGTTCGGGCGTGAACTATGCGACGAACAACGATTACGAGCTCTGGGTTGATGCCCGAGACCGACAATTTGATGATGAGTTGGCATCTGTGGGAGATGCTATGCTGGGCAACTATGAGGCCCGGCTGCAAATCAAAAGCAATGTAATCTCATCTCTGGGTTGGGTATATTTCCGCGATTTTGGGCATGGGGATCTCGTGACTGTGCAGTTCGCAGGTTTTTCCTCTGTCAAGAAGATTGGCATAACCGATGTTCGGTTCGATCAGTCACAGCGCATGTCCGTTCAACTGGAGTTGATTGAGCCATGAGCGGATTGACCACGCTCGCAGTGCGCGAGCAATCCGCATACCAGCGAGATGAAATCGATTCGCTGAAAGCTCGTGTGCGCATTCTGGAGACACAAGAACTTCCGTTCGTTTCTCGTTTGCGCATCGATGCTAAAGGCGATTTATTCGCCGGTACTGCGGATAATGCCTATGCTCGTTTGCCGGTTGGCGCTAACGGTCAGGTCATTATCGCCGATAGCACGCAAAGCACAGGGTTGCGTTGGGAATCTATGATCACGGCCATCGTTGATGGCTCAATCACCAATGCCAAACTCGCAGATATGGAGGCTGCACGGGTAAAAGGACGCGCAGGGGGCGGCGGAACTGGCGCACCGCAAGATCTGACAGCTACACAACTCAATGCAATCATTGCAACAGCAGACCTGCTCCACACGAACCGAATCTGGTCTGGTGTCGGTTCCGACGAGGGGCGCGGGCAAACAGGAATACCGCCTCTAACGGTGAAGGGCAATTCGCTTCTGATTTATCGGGAAACGAATGACTCACAATCACCGAACCTCGAATTCTTAAAGCGGCGCGACGGCACCGGAACACCCGTCCAAAACGGGGACAGACTCGGCTCCATTGTGTGGACGGGAGCCGATACGACCACATTCGGAGCCATCGGAGCCATTATCCGGGCCGAGGTAGACGGTACACCTGGCAGCGCCGATATGCCGGGACGCATTCTGTTTCTGACCTCGCCAGACGGGACAGGGTCGCCGGCCGAGTCGTTCCGGGTCAACGCATTACAGAATCTTGTCATGGCTAGCGGAAAGCGCATCGAAACCGCAGAGATACGTGCGAGAGATGGAGATGGGTTGCTACTGCGAGACAACGGTGGCAATTCGGGGGTATTTATTCAACATGCAACAGGGAACGTGGGGTTAAAAACCTCTTCGTTGATTACAAACGCAGCGTTGACTGTAGACGGGCCTGTGGGGTTAACTTACAGTAGGGGGGCTTTGGCGTCGGTTGCGTTCCCTATTATTTACGGTACAACAGCATCTGGGTCTGCCTATCCCTTCCTGGAATCCGGCAATCTCGTGCTGGAGCCACGCCAGTCAGGCGGGGTTAACCGCGACATAGTATTTTCGACGGGCGGTAATCCGACAATGATTGTGGCTCGGACATCCGCCGTTGGCATCCTTAGCACGGACCCTAAAGCCCTGCTACACGTAGGATCCGGCACTGCTAGTCCCACCAGCGCGGCAGCCATCATTGCTCAGCGTAATGCTGATACAGCGGTGGCGTGCCGCCACGTCGGTAATAACACAGAAGTCTTTATGCTGGCGGACAACGCGGGAAGCATCGGCATGGCGACAAATCACGCATTGCGGATTTTCGCAGGAGCAGCCGAACGAGTGCGTATCAGCACGGACGGCAATGTTGGTATCGGACGCACCAGCCCGCTTCACATGCTGCATGTGGGGGCGGGAGGCGCGACGCTAACAACGACCGGGCCAACGATCACGACGCAGATAGCTGGTATTACAGCATTGGTACTGCGAAATACTAGTGACAATGTGGAGGCGTTCATTCAATCCAGCATCAGTGACGCCCGTATAGGCACCGCTACCAATCACCCGTTGCTATTCCGCACCAACAATGCGACAATTGCACGCTTTGACACATCGGGGAATCTTGGGATCGGTGTAACAAGCCCATCCGCCATTCTTAGCTTGGCTGCTGGCTCCGGCAGCGGCATTGCGAACGCAGGTGGGCTTCTCAACCAAAGCACATCTCAAGTCGGGAATTCTGGGAGTTCCGAGACTGATTTGGCGTCGTATTCGGTGCCGGCCAACACGTTGGCGGTAAACGGTCAAGCTCTCTACTTTGAAGCCAGCGGCACGACGGCAGCGAACACAAACTCGAAGGTGATACGAGTGCGGTTCGGAAGTTCTGGGACAAACCTCATTCTGCAACCGCTGTCGTTCAATGTAGCGATCGCCACGCCATGGGTGGTGCGTGGCCGGGTCATTCGGACTGGTTCATCCAGCCAAAAAGGGTATGCTGAATGGACGAATAACCAGCGTTCACCTGATGTGGGTCTAGCCACTGGTCTAAATCAAACATTATCGAGCGCAGTGAGCCTGCGTGTTACGGGACAATCTACATCGAGCAATGATATTATCCTGGAGACATTCAGAGTCTTTTGGGAACCGGCAACCTGAGGTTTGAGGTTATTATGGCAAAACTTACATTTCAGATAGACGAAATCACAGTCGAGTACGAGTTCCCGAAGACGGCGCCTGTTAAGGAATTTGTCCATGCGTTTAATCGGCGAGTAGGATCGCCAGATACGCCTGAAGACAACCAAATGAGGGAATGCCTCTATTGGCTGGCGAACCAGCTATACAGTGAGGCAAAAAACAATTTCATCGAAGACGAGCGACAGAAAACAATCGTGGAGGCTGAGCAGAGATATGAATTTAGAAGACCTGCGGGCAGAGAAGACGCAGATGCAGCAGAGCCTGGTGTCCTGGCAGGCTCAACTGGAGGAAGCACAGAACCTAATGCGCCGCGCACAAGAGCAGGCGGCCACGGCACAGCGACAGATTGATTTCCATACCGGCCACATCGAACGAATCAACATGTGGCTAGAGAAATTGGGTCAACCTGTCCCAACAGCGCCAGATCTTCCGCCCCGTTTGGAGGTGGAAGTGGAGGAATAGGCCTATGTTCAGCCGGCGCACGAAACTCTCCGCTGCCTGCGACCAGTGCAAGAAACGCTTCCGTATCGAGAGCAACATGGAGGATCGCCCGCACCCCGGCCGGCTTGGCGTAACTGAGTATGGGCTGCTCTGTCCGCATTGCGGCTTCTTCGTCCACAGCTATTACATCACCAAGCCTCTGCAACAAATGCAGAAGCGGCTGCAGGAGGCACAGGAACAAGCCAGGCTGCTCAAATCGGCCCAGAAGCGGGCTGAACGGTTAAGGGCTGAGTTTCAGATAGAGTGGGAAAAACTCAATCCACCAGAGGTGGCTGAGGAGGCTTAGCAGAGGCAGGGTCTAGACCCTGCCTCTTTTATTTCAGGCGCCAGTTATCTGCAGGCGAGGCCCTGCGCTGGGCTTCGGCCAAATCCGCCTGGGCCAGGTCCACGTAGATAGTCACCGTCTCCATTTGTTCGTGCCCCAACAATCTCTTCAATTCTATGACGTTGCCGCCGTTGCGTAGGAAATTGATGGCGAACGTATGGCGGAATCGGTGCAGCGTGGCACCCTTGACGCCGGTCCGCTCCGCCACCCGCTGCACCAGGTGGCGCAAGTTGTCTTTCTGGAGATGGAGTCCAGAACGGCTGGCGAAGAGGGGATCGTCAACCATTGCGCCTGGTCGCCCGGCCAGGTAACGCCAGAGGGCCTTACGTGCATTGACGCCAGCAATGACGGTGCGCTCCTTGTCGCCTTTGCCGGTGACATCGATGGCGCCGCTATCCGGGTTATAGTCACCTATTTTGAGATTGCAGAGCTCGCTGGCGCGCAGACCCGTATCGACTAGTAGAATCAGGATGGCCCGGTCGCGCAGGGCGGTGTCTCGCACGGCGTGGACGACGTTGCCGCGGCGGGTGGTCCAGCCGGCCTGGTGACCACACGCTTCAACCATGGCCATGACCTCCGCCTGCGTGTAGGGTACGATCTTCTTTTGGGTGTATTTGGGCTGCTGGACCACACCGCGGATGATATGCTTCAATTGCAAAACGGGTTCACGCTCGGCCCAGCTCCAGAATGAACTAAGTACAATCCAGACGTTCGATCTGCTTTTGCCGGATAATTCAAGGTCATCTTTGAGATGGGTCAGGAAGCGGCGGATGTCGTCGCTGGTGATCTGCCTCACGTCGCGCTCGGCGCCGACGAAGTCGCAGAGCAGGCTAAAGGCCCATTGATAACTGACGACCGTCGCTGGCGAGAGCCGGGATTGATTCTCCAGCCAGTATCCGGCGATAGCGTGTTTTAGCTGCATCAGCGCCTCCTGGCCCAAAGGTGTCAGGTTTAATTATCAGTCGATAAAGGCCACCTGCCGACCGATAACAAATTTCTGACCCAGAATGTCAGAAGCCGCCTGCCAGGAGAGAATCTCCCTACAGACGGCTTCTTTCTAATGCGGCGAATTGCCCTTAGGCATCCCCGAGAGGACTTGAACCTCTGACCTCTTGGTCCGCAACTGAATTGACCTGTGCTGCAAGGTTAGACCTTTGGGCTGGGCTTTTGCCCAGCCCATGAGGACTGAGGCCGGGGCTAGCCCAAAGGTTTTTGGTTGGGCGTAAAACCCGCCTGCCGACTAATAACAACTCGCAATAACTAGATTATCAGTCGGCAAGAACAATTGTTCTGCCCAAAGGTCTATGAGCATTACCCCACAAACTGCCGACTGATAACTATTTATTATCAGTCGGCAGTTTGTTATTTTGACCCGTGAAACACATTCTCCAAATAAATGCTGCTTGTTTTAAGACCCGGTCCAAACTGACCAGTTGAGCGGCAGGCTCTCGCACGCAACCCCATCGTTATTCTGGTCGAGCCGATGCACATCCCTCCCAGTTATAGCCATGCAGTGATCGAAACAGGCCTGAGCCTCGGCCTGGGTGCTGAAGTCGCCACAGTTCAACGTGTCTGCGTCGCAAGGGCAGGGGCCGGCAACCGTGGTGGCGGTGGCGGTGGCTGTCGCTGTCTGGGTTGCCGTGGCCACGAGCGTCTCTGTCGGCGTTGGCGTAAAGGCAGGGGTTGACGTTGGGATGGTTATCTGGATTGGCGTGCGTGTGGCCGTCGCTGGTGGGATCGTGCCGCTGAGCGAACTGTTGAGCACGAACGGCAAAAAGCCGTCGAAGGGCTGGGCGACCAGCGCCAGGGCGAAGATCACGCCAGCCAGGGGAAAGCCTCGTCTCATCGTTCAATCCTCGAAGTCCTCGCGCAGGTAGACCCAGCCGCGGTCGGTGAGTTGCCAGAAGATGCGCCGGCCGCGCAGCAGATCGAGCGCGCACCAGTACAACATCCTCATCCTATGAATTGTCGCCGATAATGCGGGGTTCATCTCCTGCCCTCAACATTCTTGCCAGGTTCAGCAGGACCCCTTTTTTGTCTTCGCTTAGCTGCTGATAGACGGATAGAAACTCTTTAGTAAGCGTGTCCAGCGCGCTCATCGCCTCCGTGTCTTCTTCGTGGTCGTCGTCAGTTACACCGGCCAACGGATCATCAGTAAGGCCGATTAGATAGGCGGGCGATACTCCTAACGCCTCGGCAAGCGCCATGATGACCTCAATACCGACGTTGGTGATTCGACCCCGCTCAATGTCAGATATGTAAGTCCTGCTTATCCCAGAGCGATCAGCAACCTCCTGCTGATCGAGATGTAGGTCTCTCCGTGATAACAGAAGCCGCGATGCGAGGGTGGACCTTTTGGACATACGAAAATTGTAGTCTTGACCGGAACAAGATTCCGATTGGTCGGCATTTGTGGGTATTACGTCATTTTGCCTATTGACACAACGTATTACATTGTGCTATATTTGAAGTAAATATCGACAAAAGGGAATGCCATGAGCCTTGTTATGACAGACTATCTGCCCAAGACCCGTTGCTCATTCGAGATGAAACGAAAGCTCGAAGAGATCGCAGCGAACAGTCCGGCTCGTGAACTGGCTGATCATATCCGCTTCGCCGTTGAACTCTACATTGCAGAAAACTGGCGAGAGGAATATGCCAGTGACACGTTGCCAGAAACTCCAGAACCCGAACTAGTCAAATAGCCCCCTGCAGGGCCGGATGCGGGTCCGGCGTTGCGGGGGACGGCGAGACGTGGCGTGAGGCAAGCGCCTGGGGGTTCCAGACACCTCCGCACGGCGCCATCTTCTCGCCGTTCCACCTCCTTATTCTCCTTGCGGGGGTCGGCTGACGCCCTGTCAGGCCCGACCGGATTCACGAGAGGTTCAGATGGCGACGACAAAACGGGGGGTTTCTGCTCCCATAGCCAACGTAATCAATCAGGGTGTCCTTCAGACGCTCAGCCAGAACATGAAAGAGTGCGTGAAGCTCACGCCCGGCGGACAGATCTATCGCCGCCTGTCGCGTGGGCTGCACATCGTCTATGCACGCATCGATGGCCGCTGCCGGTTGGCGTTGGGCCGTGAGGCGCCCAGTGAACCTAGCCAGCAAGAGGTTGACATCCTCATGCGGGCCTTTGGCGTGCCGGCAGGGTCCGAACCAGAACGGCGCCAGGCTGCCTGGCGTGAACCTGTCACAGAGCGCACAGTTACATTCAATGTGATCGAACTGCGCTGGCGAGAAATGGGGCGCAGCGATGGCGAAGAAGAAACTGACGCGGCGTGAGAGCGACATACTGGCGGCCATCCTCGACGGTTGTACGACCGACAAAGAGCTGATGCAGCGGCTGGGTCTCTCACGCAGCACCGTAGCCAAGCATCTGGTGAATATCTATCGCAAAATGGGCGCCCGCAGCCGCACCGACATGGCGGTGCGGGCGATGCGAGAACGTAGAACGCAGAACGTAGAACAGGAGCAGACCGATGGAACCGACGAAAGATGAACTGAGGGTGCTGACAGCCGTGGCCGCAGCAGATGAGGTAACGCTGGAAGACTTGGCCAGACAACTAGGAATGGATATACGTGCCGTCGCCCGGCTGATCTGCACCGGCTTCGCCAAGATCGCCACCGACGTGGATACCGGCCAGGTGGCTCAGGATCTGCGTGAACAGTGGCTGCGGGAAGAGGGTGGGGTAAATGAGTAGGACTGACTGGGTTGTGGCCGCCGACAGCGTTGGCCACCCTCTACCAACCTATCTCAGTATGGCCGTACCGCTAGCGATCGCTGATTATCGGCAGCGGGGTGGGCCCTCCGATCTAGAGATAGAACTGGCCATTGCCGACTGGAAACGATTGATCTCCGCTGGCGACGGGGCGGAGTTGTTGTTCCGTGAGCCGGGCAAGACTAGAGAATCGATTAACGTCCTGGTGAGATGCCTGGCGATGCTGGCCTTTACACCGGGCGGAATCGAGATTTTTGGGCAGCATTTTGAGGTGGAGCAATGACCGAGCCACGGCAAGAGCCAGAGATCGAAATCATCGGCGATGAGAGCGAGCCATCCTATGCGATGGAGCTGCCCGCCCTGCGCACGCCTGGCTTCGCCGAGCTATTTGGTCCGGCCTACGCTACTTCCGAGGAGTGGATCCGCTTAGCGTGGGCAGCTTGGCGCTGTAGATACCGCACGAGTGGCACAGGATCTAAGCGCGCAGTGGCTGCGGGAGGAATCGACCCATGACCGGCAATGATCATACCGATTTAGCAATTACTGCAATCCGCACGGACGGTGGAACCCAGATGCGGGCCGGGCTGAACAAAGAGACGGTCGAGGAGTACGCAGATTTCATCTATCAACAGGACCACACCGTCAAATGGCCCTTTCCGCCCGTCGAAGTTTATTACGACGGGGAGAGCTATTGGCTAGCAGATGGCTTCCACCGGCTGGCCGCGCTACGCAAAGTGATGCGCTGGCCTGAAGACAACACGGATGTTGTCTTCGCGGTGCCGGCCATCGTCCATGCCGGCGATCGCCGCGCCGCCGTCCTCCACGCCGCCGGAGCGAACGCCGCTCACGGGTTGCGGCGCTCCAACGCAGACAAGCGCCGGGCGGTCGAAACGTTGCTGCGTGATGAGGAGTGGGGCCAGTGGAGCGACCGGGAGATCGCCCGGCGGTGCCATGTGAGTGCCCCGCTGGTTGCGCAAGTGCGCAGCGAGATCCATACTGTAAATTCTTACAGTATGGACGGCAATACACCCACCGAGAGAACATTTGTTCACCCGAAGAGCGGCCAACCAACAACCATGAACGTGTCCGGCCAGCGCCAGGCCGCCAACGCACAGAGAAAATTTGATCCGCCCGCTCCAACGCTGACCGCGGATCAAATCGTCCTCGGCCGCCTGGTGCGCGCCGGCTGGGGATTTCTGAAGAGCGCAGCGGATGGGCAGCATTATGCGTTCCCACCCGGGAAATCGGGCCGAATAGGTCCATTCGCCACCGGCGATGAGGCCATTGCTGCCGCTCAGAGCTATATGCCTGCCCCGGAAGCCGGAGACCTGGCCGTAGGGGAGCTACACGCGCACGAACGGCAGTCGGAAAGGCCACCTCGAAAGGATGCCAGAGTACGCAATATCGACATTGACAGAGATGTTCCCGGCGCCAGAGAATACGGCTGCCGAATACGGGAAATGGATTGGGGGAATGGGGAAATCACATACAATGTGGAGTTTCCGCTGAGCCGCGGTATGTCCTCGTGCGCGATCGAACACTTTACCACTCGCGCCGAGGCGGTGGAATGGGTGCGACAGAAGCTGGAAACGGCGATAGAGAGAGAGGCCGGGGTGTACGACTACGGTAAAGGCGACGATGACCCGCCCCCGCCCACGCTGCCCGCCGACTTGATGGCGCAGGGCTGCAAGCTGACCGTGCGAGACGGCTGGTTTTTCGTCGAGTTTGCTCGACATGCCAGTACGTGCGATAGCCTAGAGCAGGCCGTGGCCTTGTGCCGGCGCTGGACTGGCACGACTGAGCCGACAGCCAGCGCCGGGGCCGGTTGCGAGGCGCACCAGAAGCGGCAGGCCAGCATCCGCACCGAACTGGAATTCTGGCGGGAGGCGTATCGGCGCAGCTACCGGGTGGGCGAACTCACCGGCCAGTGGACGGGCGCAGCCAGCGCACTCAGCCGGTCCATTGAAGAGGTGATGCGGCTATATGGGAAGGAATTGGACGTGGAGCGCAGCAAATGATTGAGCCACGGCAAAAGACAGAAGTTGAAATCATCGGCGATGAGAGCGAACCATCCTACTCGATGGAGCTGCCCGCCCTGCGCACGCCAGGCTTCATCGAACTGTTCGGCGCTGCCTATGCCGGCTCAGAGGAGTGGATGCGCTCGGCGTGGATTGTGGGCCGCGACGCCTGGCTGCGCATGAAGGAGGGAAAGAGCGGCAGCCGCCACACGCGGCGCAGCTATGAGCAGGCCAGCGCCCAGTGGCTCACTTTCCTTGCCGACCTGCGCCATGAGGACGGGCGCCCGGTGCGGCTGTGGGAAGCCACCACCGAGCACGTGCGCATGTGGCAGGACCATCTGGCCGGCTCTGGGCTGGCGGCTAGCACGGTCAACCAGCGGCTGGCAGCGTGCTCTAGCTGGTACACCTTTATGGAGCATGAGCGCATCCTGGTCCGGGGCATCGAGATCAGCGCATTTATGGACCGGGCCGGTCGCTTTCGCGCCAACCCGTTCGCTGCTGGCAACGTGCAGCGCCAGCGCGTCGAACAGTACGGCCACGCCCGCATCCTCACGTCCGAAGAGAGCCAGCGGCTGATCAACCATCTACAAGAGCGCAGCCATCTGCTGCTGGGCGCCCGCAACTATGCGCTGATCCTCGCCTACCTGTTGACCGGCTATCGCAATGCCGAGGTGGTGAGCCTGCGCTGGGGGGCAATCCGGCCCAACCGCAACCAGCCGGGCGCCTGGGTAGTGGAATGGCGGGGCAAGGGGGCCAAACGTCAGTCGGACCCGCTGCCCAACCGGGTCTACTACGCCATCGTCCACTATCTGAAGACCAGCGGTCGCCATCCTGACACGATGAAGCCGGATGATCATATCTTCATCCCACACGTGACCCACGGGGTGAGTAACCTGGTCAACCAGGAGGAGTCCGACGAAGCCGAACCCGGCGACCGGCATATCAGCAGCAAGCAGGCGCAGACGATCCTCCAGACCGCGCTGCGCAAGGCCGGCGTCGAGCGACCGGAAGAGATCAGGGTGCATGACCTGCGTCACACTTTTGCGCACCAGTATCGCCGGCGTAATGCAGATCTAGAGAGCCTGCGCGCCAGGCTGCACCATGAGAGCCTGGCCACCACGGGTATCTACGCTCGCGAGGTCCTGGACGATCCGGTCGATGACTATTCAGAAGGATTGTTCCAGGGGCTGTTGGGGCTGTGAATGGGTGGGCGTTGCGGGCCGCCCACCCTCACGAGAGTTTGGCAACGACGGGAGGTTGTCCGTCGAGGTCCACACTCATAGTAAGTGGGAGTCCTGAGATTGTCAACTCCCGTCGATTTACGGTTTGGCTGAAGGAATCCTATGACAACACTGGAGGTGTACGCAGCAGACAGACTCTATCTCTATCTGAGCGCAGACGGGGTGACCCGCCAACGCTGTGGGCGGCACGTACATAAGGAGGGCTGGGGGAAACCAAAGCAGATCTGGTTGATACAGCGCCCCGGCAAACGGCATACGTGCATCGAGTGTTTTTACGAGAGATTTGGCATATCTGAGGAGCAAGAGCATGAAAATTCAAGTGAACCTATCGTTTGATACAGATGACCTGGAAGCGTTCGACGCCAACTTAAGACGGCTTTCGCAGCTCATCGACCGGCTGTTAGGGTCGCCGGACGAGATTGGTCAGTCAATTATAAACGGCATCAAGGAGGGCATCACCACGCCGTCGCCGTCGCTGGTGGCTGCTGAGCCACGGGATGTCATCGTCTGGAGCGAGCCACTGCGTGATGTGGCAGTCCGCCTGAATGCTGGCCACACCACGTGGCGCAAGATAGACCGGTCTACACGCAAGGCATTAGCCATCCAGGTGCTCCGCAATCTCATCGAGCGAGGTTATTGCACCATGCCTGAGTTTGATCGCCGGCGCCCGACATGGATGCCCAAGGCGTTGTCTCTAGTCATGTCTTTTGGCCTGAAGTGGACGGAGTTGGTCGATGATGCGCTGTCTGGCCGGGTATCGCAGATGCCACTCTCTGTGACGGGCGCCAACACGGACGGGACATCTGCTCCACCCCCTGCCCGTTCTAGCACTTCCACATACGTGAGAGAGCGCCACGTGCAGCAAACATCGACGACCGCCACCAACGGTCAGCACGAACCACGGAGGCGGCTTTGACCTGCCACCAGTGCGCAACCACGAGGGCCGGATCGTCCGCTTTGTCCTGGTCGGGCCAAACGAGATGACCTGTCTGGACTGCGGTGAAACCACCGCGTATGACCATTGTCCCAGGTGCAGCGAGTTCGACGAGCACATCATCAAGCGCAATCTGATTCCAACGTTGAGCTATCTGCGTGACGATGAGTGGGTGGCGGTGACATAAAACAAAGGCAGAGGTCAGCGTGGAAGGTTGACCTCTGCCGAAGGCAAAGAAGATTCGATTAACGAGACAACAGGAGTATATCCCAAATGCAACGAAACGACAAAGGGCAGTTTGTCCGGGGCAACACCATCGCCAGCAAGGGCGGCAGGGCCCGGGCGCGCAAGCTCACCCCTGCGCGGCGCAGCGAGATTGCCCGCATGGGCTGGAACGCTATGGTGGACAAGCACTTCGCGGGTGACGAGATGGCCGCCAAGCGTTGGTGGGGTTCCATCGGCGCATGGGCCAGCGACGTGATGGCCGGCTATGCAGGCACCTGGATGCACGTCTTTCACCATCCGGGTCCGCCTGACCAGTTTCTCAAGCTGGAGGAGGCTAAACGGGCGTACAAGCAGCAACGTCTGAACTTCTCGCTCAGAGACCTCGAGGAACTCTCATTCTGAGGAGCGAATCATGGAACAGATCAGACATACCGCCAAGCGGACGGCCGTCTTTCTCACCCGCCAGGATCTCTATCTGCTCACCAGTTACCTGGCTGAGTACATTGCCGACGACATGAAGGTGGGGGTGCGGCCCAACAAACGTTTGATGAGAATCTTGGACAAGTTCGAGCGGGCCCGCCAGCGGGCTATGGAGCGTGCATTATGACGCTCATCGCTGTCTATAACTCGGAGGGCTGTGTGGGGCGTTGTGACGCAAAGTGTTACGAGGCGACCACGCCCGACTGCGAGTGCGTCTGTGGCGGCGCCAACCACGGCGCCGGCCAGCAGCGGGCCATGGACAACACCCGCCAGATGGCTGAGACCATGATCGAGCAGTACGCCCGGCGTCACAACCTGCGTGACTGGCGCGGCGAAATCAATCCGAAGTGCATTCAACTGTCATTGTTCGAGGGAGATGCGTAGGCCATGCAGAATGACATCCGACAGATGACTGACATCCGAGAGATAATCGGGCGCAACGGGCACAGCATCTACGAGGTGGAACCGGACGCCGATGTGCAGATGCTACACCGTGCGGAGATGGCCTTCTCCCTGCTACTGGTGGGCGATGACCCGGAGCCGAAGTATCCGGTGGGCAGTCTGGGACCGTTCGACGACTGCTACCGTGCGATGCTGGCCGCCTATGACAAAGCGGCAGACGGCAATGAAACGGCAGCCGTGCGTGCGGTGCTGGACCAGTACATCGCAAGAGATCCGCTCTTCGCCGATATGGTCGTAGGCGAGCAGAGCGACCTGCACAAGCGGAGCTGGTCGGTCTCGGAACTCTATGCGACCGAGTTTCCTGAGCCACGCTATTTGGTCCCTGGCCTGCTGCCGGCAGGGCTGGCGGCGCTGGGAGCCAGGCCGAAGATCGGCAAGAGTTGGATGGCGTTGCAGATGAGCGTCGCCATCGGCATCGGCGCGCCGATCTTCGACCTGCCCACCCTTCGGGGTCGGGTGCTCTACCTGGCGCTGGAAGATAGTCCGCGGCGCATGAAATCACGGCTACAGCGCCAGCGTGCCACCGAGCATACCAACGTTCGTTTTGAGTTCACCTGGCCGCCGCTGTGGGATGGCGGCATCGACGAACTCTTGCGAGCCATCGACCGCCACCGTTATGCGTTGGTGGTCATCGACACCCTAGCGCGTGCGGTGGGTTATCTCGACCCCAATAAGGCCGCCGAGATGAACGTCCATCTGGGCACGCTTCAGCGCATGGCCGTCGAGCGCAACATGACGATCCTGCTCATCGACCACCACCGCAAGGGCAACGGCGGCGACGGCGACGTGATCGACGACCTGATCGGCGCCACAGCCAAATCCGGTGTGCTCGATGTAGCCATGGGCCTCTACCGCAACCGGGGAGAAAAAAACGCTACGCTGAAGCTCACTGGCCGCGACATCGAGGAGCGCGAGCTGGCCATGCGCTTCGACCATGAAACGGGTTGCTGGGAATGCCTGGGTGACGCTGAGGAGATCGTCAGCAGCGAGCACGAGAAGGCCATCCTGGAAGCCGTCAGCAAGCTGGGGGCGCCGACGCACAGAGAGATCACTGATGTCACGGGCCAAGATCGGAGTCATGCCTTCCGTCGCATCCAGGAACTCATTCACAAAGGGCGGCTCCGACAGATCGATGGGCGTCCGGCTCGATTCATGGTTACCGTAGATTAAAGGAAGATTAAAAGTTGTTGCACCTAATCGTCGTGAGGTGCAACAAAGGTGCAACAAAACTGCTCGGTTTTACAGGTGTATTTTGATGATTGTTGCAGTTGTTGCACTTGTTGCACCTAATCGTCGGGGGGGTCAAAAGTGGTAGACTTTTTGCAACAACTGCAACAAGTGCAACAACTGCACAAAGTGCAACAATGCAACAATTGTTCAGGGGTTCAAGGAGGACAGAGTGAGCACAGAATTACAGCAAGTGACAGCCGATTCAGACATGGTCCGGCGATTTACCAACCACCTGCTCGACGCCTACGAGCAATTCATCAACGCTGAACCCGGAGACATATCCTATATCGACGGCTTCATGGCTGCGCACAATTTCCACTGCCAGATCGTCTTCCACCTGGGGCGTGATGCCGGGTTCCTGCCCACGGAAACATTGGATCTACGCAGGATCGCAATCGCTACGTTTACGGAGCGGATGAAGAGAGAGCCACTACCGGAGGTAATTAATGTCTACGATTCGCTACACCTACCCACAAGAAGTTGAAGTCAAGCAGCTTCGTGCGCAGGTGAGCGTTGGCCAACGCCGGTTGCTCGACCTACACGCTGGGCTTTCGCGGCGGCGTGACGGCCATCGTCTGTCTCTGTTGCGGTCTGGGCAGCGTGAATCTACTCGATATTCAGAATCGCTATTGTGGCTTCTGTAGGGCATTCCACAGCGAGTGGAAGGAGATGGTGACCAAGTGATGCAAACAACCAAGGCCAAGACGCCTGTGAGCCAGGCCGAAATTGATGAATTCCTCAAACAACATGCGCACTATTGGCAGGCATGGGCTGAGAAAGGGTGGGCTGTACGGCCAGCAGGGGAGAGGGATAAGGTTGTAGCTGTCAACGAAAGCACGAAGATGGCAACCGAGCCAGCCGTGTTGATCTGGACGCTCCACAACCGTCTCCAGCGCGGGGGGTTCAACTACTGGCTCTACACCAAATATGCAAAGAAGTTAACGAAGTAGGTAACGCCGCTGTGCAGTGCAGCAACCACTGCACAGCGGCATCCCTAAGCCGGCTAAGGCGGCCAGGGCAGTGTGATTGTATCGTGTCTACACTGCCCATCCAAACGCTTTGGCCGGTGAAGTGGTCAAAGCGTTTTTTCTATTCACAGCTAAGGAGTGACAGATGGAAGTGTTGATTCAAGAATTGTTGGAGTTGGCCGAATCCGAGGGCTTGACCCTGCCGTATGACCCAGCCTTCATCGCCATGATGGACCGAGCAGGGCATGTGGTCGATTTGGAGACGGGTGAGATTCTGTGACCAAATTCTACGCCCTGGTTGCTGTGATCGTCGTCACGGCCGGTCTGATCGGTGCTCATGCGATGGACGCCCAGGTTCACGATGACCGCGCAGTCATTAGCTACCTACAGCCAGATGGCAGCGGGGCCCGTGAATCCATCCGTTTGTGGAGCGTTGTAGCGGGCGCCACCCGCTATTACGCGTTCTTCATCGACGGCACCCGTTGGATGCTCACCGACGCCGGCGCAGTATCCTGTGATGCGCCGGAAGCTAGCCCGGCGTGGTTGGCGCTGGTCGAAGAGCACCGGGCAGACATCAAAGAGGCGTGTAGCTGGCGCTGGGTCAGGTGGGCATTCGCTCATGCCCTGCCGGATCCAGAAGCGCCTGGGCCTAGACAGTGGGGTGATTACGATCACTATCGCTCATTCTTGCGGGTGACGTGCGGGGAGTTGTTTGGGCCAGTGTGGGACGGCATGACAGCAGAGAGACAGCAGAAAGTGGAGGATTACTGCAATGAACCAGAGCGAAAGTGGCAGCCGTAGGGGGTTCGACTGGGGGTGCATGTCCGTTCTGCTGGTCATGCTGTTCTCCAGTGTTTTCGGGTGGCAAATGGGATTGTTCTTTCCGCCCGACGAATACAGATTCGCATTATACATCGTGGCAGGTGGATTGATGCTGCTGGCGGGGCTGGCGGCAGCAAGGAGATAGCCGTGAAGCAACTACAAGACAAGCGACAGATTGTGTACATCGAAGATGATGACGGCCAGCACTATGAGGTGGTCTATGTGCCCCGGCGACCACGACCTGGTCGCCGCCGGCCCATTGGCTCCTATGCCCTGGCCCCATTCTGGCTGGGGTTGTTCGCTGTGGTGGTGCTGACTTTCGTGGTCAAAGATGTGGACTGGCTGATTCAACGCTCTGCGGCAGCATTGGTGATTCTGCTGATCGCAGGGATCTTCGTCTCCATCGTGGCCGGGTTTTGGACGGCCATGCGGGATGCGTTCATGTTCTGGTGGGAGGACTGATGGCTAAACACGAAATCGTCACGCGAGAACAACAGCGAGAAATGGGGCTGTTGCCTGAGCGACAGCGCCACCCGGCCAACTTTGTCGCAGCCGATCCACGGTCTGTCGATATGCCTCCAGCGATCCACAGCGTGACGCTGGAGGTCACGCCCAGCGCGCAGCAGGCCGTGGTCATGCACACCAGCGCCGTGGATCGCAGCAAGGGCTTCCAGATCGCTATCACACCGATTGCGCTCGTGTTGGCCATCCTGGCCGTTCTGGTCAGCGTCGTCTTCGAGAATCAGATATTCACGTTCCTATCGCTGCTCATCTTCTGGTGCGTGTTTGCGGTGGTCTATGTGATCGGCTGGGCCTTGACTGCCCTCGTGACACCGGAGTTTGTCTCCTGGTATGAGGCCAGGAGGAAATGGAATATCGTCGAGCGGGAACAGAGCGAGCGATGGGACCACTACAAGCGCCAGGCTGGAGGCAAGTGATGGAATTGAACTTCGATGTCAAGGACGTGCTGGAACGCAAACCCGATGTGCGGCTGAGCCGGCCACGGGAGTATGTGCGGCAGCGCATCGCCGAAAGCGCGGCCGCACTCAACCTGGCCGGCCAGATGGCGGCGCGGGTGGAGCTGGTCAGCGAGGCGCTCAGCCGGCTGACTGAACTGTTGTATCAGTGCGACAGCGATGGCGTGCCGGCCAACATCGATGCGGTCACTTACCGGCTCCTCATCCCCGCGCCGTGGGGGAGCCGGGGCTGGCGCCTGTGGGGTCTCCGCTCGTGGGAAGCAGAGACCCTGCGCCGCATTTTGCGCGAGCGCCAGAATAGCTGGACAGCAGGCCAGCGACCGCCGTTGTACACGTATGACGATGGCGCACGCACCTGGCATCTCAATGCGCAGGATTATCCAACTTTGCAGGCCGCTCACTGGTGGCTGACCAAGAGCCCCATCACGATCAAGGAATGGCGACAGTATGCCAAACTCTATCGTGACACTGAGGCGACGGTGCGGCGACGGTATCGCAGAGGATAGGGCGACGCTATCACACGAGGTGTTATGTAGTGTCATAAACCAGAGTGAAGACAAAGGAGACAGACATGAACATTGCATTGAAGATGGCCGCCCACAGTCTCATTACCGCGGGCGGTGCGGTCATCCTGCTGCCATTCGTGAGACTGAACACTGATGATCTGGTGATCATCTGGCTAATTTTTACCGGCGTGGCACTGTTTGCAGACTGGCTGCTGCTCACCCCAGCCAGGCGAGTCAGGGCGCCTGGCAGTGAGAGCAGTGTATGGGATTACTTCGAGGAGATGCGCAAATGAGACTGCGATCACGAAGTGGGCGCAAAGCGCCATTGATTCTGCTGGCGTTCACCATGTTGTTGCTGGTCGGCTGTCTCAGGGATCCGGGCGGCATGACCACGCGGCAGCAGATTCGCTCTAGCGCGGCCATCGAGGTCGCACGCCAGCAGGCAGAGGCCGAGAAGGCCCACGCTGCGGCGCTGGAGCACGCTGCGACCCAGCAAACGATTCAGGCCGGCATCATGTGGGCTGTGCTGCCCTGGATCGTGCTTATCATCATGGGCGGTGCGGTAGCAGGCATTACCGTGTGGTGGCAGGGCAAAATCTGGCACACTCGCACGCTGATGGTAGGGCACACCCGCCCGCCCACTGCGCTACCAGGCCCTGGCCTGGCTGAGTTGAAGGCCCTGGCAGCGAGGAACGGTTACCACATCGAGTTGGATGGGCACGTCCTCTATCTCATGGATGACCGCGGTCACGTCGTGGGCCAGCGGCAGTTGATGGAGGGCTGACGATGGGAGGCGACCTCATTCCAACGTGGGTGCAATGGCCACTCCTCATCGTGGTCGCAATCCTATTGCTCTCCTTCTATGACATGACGATGCCCAGAAAGGAAGATTCAGATGACGAAACATAAGGACAAGGTCAGTTGGATTGTGCTGGCGCTCATCATCGTCTTGACGCTAGCCAGCATTCTCAACATCATCCAAAAGAGTCGCCAGTATCATCATGGCTTTTCCGCCAACCTCATTGGCATCGGCTTTGGCGTGAGTTTGGCGGTCACCGTCTACATTGTGATGATCGCCGACACCGCCAAAACCCGGTGGACAGCCGCCACTTTCGCTGTCATCTTCGCCGCTGTATCCGCCACCATCCAAACGGCGCTCTATCTGGATGAAATGGCGCCGTTTCTGGTGGCGCTGGCGTATGGCGCCGGCGTGCCAGGCTTCGAGGCGGCTTTGGCGATTCTGGAGGCCCTCCTGCGCAGGGAAGTGGTGGCCGAAGCCAGGGACGAGGCAGTGGAGCGGCTCGCGAGCGACCTGGCGACGGCCACCGCCACCGCCAACGACGTGAGCGCCAAACTGGCGGCGGTCGAGCGCCAAAACGAGGAACTGGCGAAAGCGTTGGAGACCGCCAAAAGCGAGCGCCAAAAGCAAGCGCCACCAATCGCCACTTTGACCGCCAAACAGATCGCCAAAATGCAGGAAGTGGCGGAAATGGCGGAAGATGTCGGATTCGCCACTGACGCCGAATTGGCGGATCTGCTGAGTTGGAGTGAGACGACCGCACGCCGCTATCGGTCGCTGGCCGAGCAGCATGGCTTTATCGCGGTGAACGGTGACAACCGCTATCACCGCAAAAATACGTCATAAATCCAGTAGACGAGACAGCACAGATGTGCTAAAGTGCTCATGGACGCATTGACGACACGAGGGAGCCAGTCCGCTCTCTCGTGTCTTTTTTCACAGTTCGGACAATTGTTCTATTTTTGCATGATTTGTCGAGTATGAGCGATATATACTTGTAAGAGCCATTGGTGACAACGGGTCTAGCTTTGCTCCCCTGGTGCGGGCCGGGGGAAGCCTGCACGCACCAGGGGCCATTTGAGAGGTTGGCAGCAGTGTCGAGGTTGAACATTCTCCTGGTTGCCCCTGATCATCCTGATTTGCCCAGCGTGGCCGCTGAGGTGGCTGCCATCCGCCAGCATCACGACGTGATCGCACTAGTGGGTCCAGTGCGCGATGCCGATATTGCGCGGGCGGTGCAGAATGGCCCCTACGACGTGATCTGGTTTGCCACGCATGGCAACGAGCGAGGGGTGCAATTGAGTGACGGTCTGCGATGTTCTGCGCGACATTCAGGATCGGCTCATACGCATTGAGACACGGCTGGAATACGAGTTGCCGCAAATCAAGGCAGATCTCAAGAATGCGCAAGCAATGCCTCTTTGGATGCGTATCATCATCTTTGGCGTGTCAGTGGTCATTGGTGTTCTATTTGGTGCATTACTGACTGGTTTCGTATAGAGGTGCGGCATGGCGTGGCGAGAGGTGCGGCGGCGGCACAAGCTCATCTTCCGTTTTGACCCAGATCTCGATCTGATCGAGATCGTGATCAGGGGCAAGCGTGATGTCATACAGTTAAACGATTATCGTTTGCCCAACCAGCGCCCAGTCGAACAAATGTGCGAGGTGCAAACCGACCATGAAGGTATTCCCCAGTCTTGACATAATTAGATCATCCGTGCTACGATTGTATCGACGACGGCGCACACATTTCCGCTGCGGCCTGGTTCAGGACATGAATAGCGAGCGACTGTTAAAGACGATGGCAACCGAACTACCGACCTTGATACGCCAACTTCAATCATCCGATCCGAGCCTGCACAGCGCGGCTGTCCAGCGGCTGGGCGACTTCGCCGAGATGACCGAACGGTGGCGGGTTCGGCGCGTTGCCTGGCTACAAGCGAGTCCGACCTTCGTTGCCATGTCGGTCAAGCGGGATGACTGATGCGGTTGCACTCGACGACTCGACAGAGCGAGTACTGAAATCTTCGAGGACCATGGCCGGCCGGTCGGCGATGATGCGTTGCACTCGACGACTCGACAGAGCGAGTACTGAAATTCCATTCAGCAACAGGCGCCGGCTGCGCAGAGCCTGGGTTGCACTCGACGACTCGACAGAGCGAGTACTGAAATTACTACCCTACTTCGCATAGGAACGAATCTACCAGGTTGCACTCGACGACTCGACAGAGCGAGTACTGAAATTACTACCCTACTTCGCATAGGAACGAATCTACCAGGTTGCACTCGACGACTCGACAGAGCGAGTACTGAAATACTGCGGGATGGCCTAGTGGACTAAGGCGTCTGGCTCATAACCAGAAAATCGACGGTTCGAATCCGTCTCCCGCGACCATGCCAACCATTTAAACGACTGATGTTGGGTAGCTTCGGCTAGGCCAACATCCCTATCGTAAGAGGGTCTTACGGCGGGTCCACAAAACCGGCAGTGGGGCGGCCTGGTCAGCCAGAGGGTGGGCCGTAAGTGCGGGTCGGTTAGTGCGGACGGCTCAGCGGCGGACAAATCCTACAGGCATCAAGCCCTGTACATCCAGGAAGGTACAGGGCCAAAGGGAGAGCGCAAACAGTCCCCAGCCGGGATGACAAGCTAGGCCCGGCACCCAACCGAAGAGCGGCGGCCCACTAGGCCGTGAGAGCGCCCAGAGCGCCATATTCTCCAACTGGAGATTGTGGCGCTCTTTTCTTTTGGTGATGCGATGGACGACTTAAGACGGGTCACGCTACGCCTGTCGAGGGCCTTGCGCAAGGCATTTGAGGCGCACGAGGAAATCTTCCTGCGCTCCCTCGTTACACGCCACCATGCGCCCCCCGCAGGCGCATGGTGGCGCCAGCCACGCCAACAGACTGGCAAGGATTTGCCTGCCGATTTGCGCATCGCCGTGAGCCGGACCACAGCAGAGACGGCTGTTCTTTTTCTCGGAGCTATCCATCAGGCTATGCAACAGGCCATGCGCATCGGGGGCAAGGCCACAATCTCCTCCATTGATCTACCGCTGACCTTCACCCTTGCCCATCCGCAGGCGGTCCAGTATTTGGAACGATGTCCTTACGAGATGCTAGAGCAGATCAATTTGACCGTGTATGAATCGATTGTCAGGTTGAGGAAGCGGAGCTCTGCGCATATCGAGCGGGATCTCCGCGGTTTCTATCGGGACATGGCGCTGAACCGGTCTCGCCACATTGCCGCCACCATCGTAGCAGATGCCTATCAGGCCGGGTCTGCCATCGTGATCGGTGATCTGCAAGATGCAGGGATCAGAGTGGCGCAATGTTCTGGCTTGGCTTTCTCGCTGGATTCGTGATTGCCATGGTTCTCCTCGTGATTTGGGGAGCGTGTGTTGCGGCCGCACGTGCGGATAGGACGCTTGGACATGATCGAACTGAAGGTCGTGACTCAGCAGGTGACGATAGACGGACGCCGTTCTGATTCGGTGCTAACCGGCTACGTTGAACCTGGCGACGTGGTGGCGCTGCTACCACGTTCGATGCGCCACCTGGATGGCGAACATGTTGCCATCACGGAGGTGCAGTTGCGGAACGGCAGCGCCTTCAACACGGTGGGACCGCCGGACGAGATTCACCAGCGGCTGGCTGCTGGCAGGGGTATGGCCTGATGCCAACTGGGGCAGGGAGAGCCTGCACGAAACCAGCTTGTGCAGGGATTGTGCGCAGTGGTCGGTGTAGCGTATGTGGTCCAACCGGTCGGTCGGCGCAGCGGCAATATGATCAGCGTCGTGGATCCGCTGCGGTGCGAGGATATGGTCGTCGGTGGCAGAAAATAAGAAGGATGATCCTTCGATCTAATCCTCTTTGTGTAGTCTGCCTGGCCCAGGGACTCACCATCTTGGCCACAGACGTGGACCACATCGTACCCAGGCGGCAGGGCGGCAGCGACGAGGCAAGCAACCTCCAGCCACTCTGCCATAGCCACCACAGCCAGAAGACAGGCCGCGAGGTGGCCGCCAGGTAGGGGGGGTGTAAATCCCTACAGCCTGGCGCCCGTAGACCGGCGGCGTAGTCAAACTCTC